AATCCAAAATCACCAGCTTGGAAGGTATAGCCCTTCAATACTCCGTCCACATAGACCTGGAATAATTCTCCACCTGATAAATTATAATTTCCATTTACAACGGTTACAGCGAATGCCCGTGTGTCATAAGATCCTAATGTGGCTTTGTCGCCAGCATTGAGTGGCATTTCAAGTTCAATTTGACCCACGAAACGATTGAGAGTGTAATCCCTATCCGCTCCCACAATTTCAACTTCAGAGAAATTAAGAGATTCATTTGCATCACAAACTCTTATTCTACTTTCAATGGGAGTCACACCGACCGGTCCATTGGTTCTTTGGATTCTAATCCAATACATCGCCGCGCTTCCATTCACACTGGTCTTTGTCCAATCAAAGGGCTTTTCAAAGGTAATGTGACCCGTTTGCACAAACCCAAAGGTTCGATCAAAAACATCAAAGGTGAACCAGGCCGCTCCATTCCAATATTCAAAAGTTGGAAGACAATCTGCGTTTGCAGGTGTGGCAAGATTTACATAAATGGTATTGAATGGGATATCTTCATGACCAACATAAACATAATCTGAATTTGCCGTAAAAATTCCAATATCACTTCCGGCGGTTTGAAATTCAGTAGTTCGATCTACTAATACACCGACTTCTTCATTCCAACATTGAGTAAAATTTTCAATGACTCTAACTTTTGAAGCTGAGCTTCGTTCCACATTGGAAAACATTGTGACTCTGGTTTCATTGGAAGACTGGTCAATGGTGAGTCCTGGGAGTCTTGAGTCCAAGGCAAGTGCGACTTCTTCAGCCGTTGCGGCCCCTGGCACCAGATAATCAGTTGTGGGAAGCCAAATATTAATCGGCGTTAAAACTTTTCCATCAATCACACAACAAAAATTCTTTGGGAAAAGTCCACTCATATCATATGGCGACGCATTAAAAGTCTCTTTCGCTGCCGTAGTGCCATCTTTTGAAAGAAGAGAAATCTCATTATCTCTTTCGACGAAAAGTTTAGTCGTGTGTTTACTGTCAGTTGGAAATCCTAGAGCTGAGTTTGCAGTTCCACCAGTGACTTGAATCTGTTCGTCCACGTCTGTTCTTGAAAAAATTCTGAGTTTATTTCCACCGGATGAAATACGAGCTTCAAAAAGCGCCGCTGCGGAATTAATTTTTTGAAGGACTTCTTGAGCGGAAGCGACACCAGGAATTGCGAAATTAAGTGAGTCAAAAGTCACCGTTTCAATAAGACTTCCAACTCTGACAAATAAAGTTTCACCGCCTGATAATGGATAAGGTTCGACGTTTTCGGCTTCAACAAAAGCCTTCATTACTGGAAGGTTTTGAATGTCGATAAATTTCTCACCGCCCGTGGCCGAAGGCACGACTTCTTCATAACCGACACTGGCATAAGAAGGAATGAATCCCGTTCCGTCGTCAATATAGAGCTTTGACACTCCCGCTGGTGTGGTCGGCTCAACTAATGAGGCTGAAACCACACGTTTGTTTTCTTCTTCGGAAATTACATTGACCACACCATTAATGATGGCAGTCGGGGTTCCGCGTGAGAGGGATTGAATATGGTCTTTAATTCTATCCCTTAATTCTTGATCTGTTTCTTCGTCACGACCGTTTGTGACTCTGGCTGGGTTTGTAACCGTGACAGTTGAAAATGGTGGCGAATCAAAATTTATAATTGATCCAATTGGGACGTTTGCATCACTTCCAGGGTCAGAAGCTGTGACTGAAACATTTTCGACTTCTTCTTCTCCGTCCAAAATGGTCGCATTATTATCTAAAGTGAATTCAACTCGTGGGTTGATATCACTCTCTGGGACATAAACAACCGTTCCCGCTGTAATTAATCGATCTCCGCCCTGGGCGAGAACTATTACTTCGTCTGTTCCATGATCAAATCCAAGAGCACCGGTTAAGTTAAAACGAACGTAGTTTGAAAATACTGTGATATTTGAATAGGTGGCATTTTCAGCATTTGTGGTGCCACGACCGATAATGATATTCCCAAGGGTCGGCGGAAATCCAATCGAATCATTTGCATTTACCGTAAAGGTTCCCGATCCTGGCCCTGACAAGCCTGAATAGATACCAGTTTGAACTTTTGAAACCGCGCTATCTCCAATATCAACCGAAGTCGTTGCAGCGGCGGCCCCTTCCCTAGTCAACCCATACTCAAAAGCTCTGTCGTCAAGATCGTCGCCCGTTGTAGTGTCGAGAGAATAACCCCTAATGATTTCAAGCATTTGGAAGTATTGTTCGTCATCTTCCTGAGCGGCGGCTTCGAGCATTGTGGTGAAGACGGACCCATAGTTTACGTCCGTGAGAGGGGTTGCAGCAATAAGTCGTGCGACCATTTCTCCCATAATTTCTGGAAATGTCCTTGGCTCAAAAATCGCCATTAGATGCCCCCTTATGCTACTTGTAGCGTTATCGGCAATGGAACTGGTTGTGCCAGGTTCTTCAGCTTAATAATCATATTAATTGTGACTGCATTGCCTTCTTGAAACAGTTCAATATAAGGAATTGTCTCAACTCTCATATCCGAAGAAAAGGACTCCGTTATATTAGATTTCAGTTCTTCTAAATTAACAGACTTTTCACCGATAATTAAGTTCGTTCCAATAGTCGGATGCCTTTTTAATGACTGTTTTTCAAGAAATAATCGAACCAAGATTGCCTGAGCCATATTTGTGACTCCGCCAATCAAATCTAAATCTTTAATATTGGAAATTGCCAGGTCATTATCCTTTGTGAGTCGAATATCAATTCCTAAATTCTTTTCTGACTCACGAAGCTGCCTTGAGATATTAAATTCTTTACCCTTTTTGACGCCAGTGCTTTCAACATTGATTCTTTGAGGCAATAAGATTTTTTGACCTGGCTTTAAAACTCCGTCGCCACCTGCGGGATCAATATAAGGTGCCTTTAGATTATTTAAAACCACGATATCTTTAAAGCGGTCGGGATCTCCAAATTCTCTCGCAGCGAGAGATTGAATAGTATCATTTCCATCAATCGTTTCTTCTCTCACTGAATTTGGAGTGGGTGGACGCCAAGTGGTATAAAAGCCCTTTACTTGAGCGGTTGTGATTGCGGCTGAAGGCTCAAATAATGTCTTCTCACCCAAAATCAAATTAAGTCCACGCTCCCAGGCATTAAAAGCATTTAAGATTAAAAGTTCGTCGTGAGTTGAATTTCTTGAAGCTCCTATTACAGTCGGAGTTCTTCCGGTCGCTGTATTCCATTGTGAAATGTCTCTTCCAATAGCCTCATTAAAGTTGGATTCAATCCTTCTTTTCTCTGACTTATAGGATTCAACCAACCTTCGAGTGATGCCAAAATCTCCGAATAGTTGACCTCTACCATTTTTAATGGCTGATAAAGCATTTCCAACCGATGCCATTGGACCCAAAAGGGTGTTTGTCAGATCGCTCTCGACTCTTCGAATTAATCCCACACTGGCATTTGTAATTTGAGCCGCGTATTCAATAAGCTCGGAAGCGGTATCCAAAACGTCCCCGATAAGTCCTAAGAGAGTGCTATTATCTTTTCCTTCTTTAAAGCCACTGACCACACCGATACCCTTTAGGGTCAGCGTATAATCATAAAGCATTCTCTTTGCGGAACTTCTTTTCATCGTGAACTTTTGGGGTTCTACAAATAAAAACTCACTGTCTTTTAAGTTCTTAAAAACAAGTCTAAGTTCACCCAAATCTTCAGTCAGCGGATCGACCCTTTTATATTCCACATAAGCTCTGATATAGGATCTGAGTTCGTGGAATTCTTGGAACCCTGAATGACCCGATCTCATAACGGGTCTTCCAGTTTTCTTAATAGCTCCGCCTTCACCTCTATTGGGTGAGATACCGGTCGTGCCAGAAATTACAATATCTTTTAAAATAGTGCCGTGATGCTCGACGACTACGCCACGAAACGTGGGTGTAACTTCAATTGCAAAAATTTCATCCTGAGTTAATTCTTGTGGGTTGATTTGAAGTCGAAATTCTTTCCATCCTTTATCTTCACCAGTTCTTGCAGGTGTGGCTCTTTGAGTCTTAGGATTTACTCTCACAACGTCAAAGGCATACCCCTTAGAATCTTTCCAGGTCCCTTTAAAATAATCAGGCGCGTTTGTGAAGACACTTCGATCTAGTCCCTTATAACTTGTGGGATATTTAATATGTTTGTCTTCATTACCAAGTCCAAGAATATCAAGAAGACCGTCCACGAGATTTCCCGCAACGCCTTTAAGACTATCTGTGACCTGACTGATACTTCTTTCTGCAAAACCAGGTGCTTGATCTCCTGAAGGTAATAATGCCATTAGGTTACACTCCCAGTTCCAGGTAATGCCGTTATTGTTAATGGACCGCCAGGTGTCCCAACCAAGGTGGCTCCGTTTGAAGACACAGTGACCAGACCACTTTTAACAAAAGTATCAATCGCGTCAGCCAAATCGCTGGACATTTGTTCAATGTTTGCTTTTGCAGCCGCATCTAATCCTGTTTCATTCGCTCCGAATAATACTTTTATTGAAGCCGTTAAACTTGCTTTATCTAATGGCATAAATACCTCAGTCTGTCGTCGAATTAGGGCTTAACATTGTCGATAATGCTGATTTCAAAGCCGTCGCCGCCGCACTAATTGCCAATAGTGACGCCGCATTCTGACCTGGTGATCCTGGGATCACACCCGAAACAATCGATGTTAAAAAAGTATCCAATATTGATTTTAAAGTATCCCCTAAGACAACTGGCTCGCTTCCTTGGCCTAAAATTTGTTTATCATCTAATTTAAAAATCTTGCCCTGAGAATTTTCTAAAAGAATTACATCATCAATTATTGAAAAAGTATTCCCATGAGTTGTAATTTCAAAGTCACCATTCCCATATAATTTAATCTGAGTATCAACCGCGTCTGGGTTTTCAATGGTTCCATCGGGCTTTTTTCTTCCCCTATGAGTTATGGTGTAATTTGAATCCTTATCTATTAAAAATTCAATTCCATTAAATTCCTTATAATCATAAACCCCGTCTTCAGCGGAAAACTTTTTGTAATTTGCGTGTTCTGGGTGAATGGCAGAACCAATAATAATTGGAACGTCTTCAGACCCTTCAAACATGAGACAATAGACCGGCTCACCATTCACATTTTCATCGTAATTAGAATGGTCAAGTGGACCTCGATAAGAATGATTTCTGGGAGTTCTTATCCTTTCAGAGAAATTAAATTTTGAGCCACAATCTCTTATATCGACGGCATTTGGATATAACTGGCCTTTAATCTTTACTTCATATTCAACCCGCCCACCATTGGAATTATTTATATTTTCAGGATAAATGACAGAGACAATCATGCCCTTATAGAGCTTGAAATTATTAAAATGAGCCGCTGCACCACGTCTTTTGACGAGTGGAACTCCCGAAGGGACCGGCGATCCGTCTGGCATATATTTACTCATATTTTATTAATCGCCTTTGTCTTTGCAACGTACAAGTTTTGGAACCCAGTATCTTCTTGACCGAAATCATCTTCAGACGCATCAATGAAAATCTTATTCCCTTTACTGACTTGGAACTGACCGTGAGTCACCGTAAAAGTGGTTCTCCAAGTGCTTGGAAATTTCCATTTGTGTTCATAACCTTCAATATAATAAATCTTAGGATCGGGCTGACCTTCGTCTTCTTTTGATTTATCTGGTAATAGTTTTAAAACTTTTCCAAGTTCCGCCTCTAATACTCCGCTTGTCTCAATAGTCCCAGCTTCATAAAGATGATTGAAAAACTGCATATCAAAAAGTTGACCCATTATGGCTTTGAAATACTGAGTGTCCGAGGTCACTTCTTTTTTCTGACCTTGAGCCATATGATAATCCATCATTTGTTGAAATTTTTTCAGTCCATATCTTTGAATGGATTCGCGTGAAAAAAATGGATTTCCAATGGCTTTTGCAACATTCACATCGGCATAAATACTTCGGTATTGATCGTATTTCCGAGGTCCATCGAGCCAAAACAGATTAAAGCGTGAATGGTCGTCTCTTCCTATATCTTCAAAGAAGATTTCAGCTTGAGAAACTTCTAAATAACTCTCTCTTGATAAATCCTGAAGAGTTGTATATTTCCCGTTCAATTTTGGAAGGAGAGCCGGACCTTCGTCCCCATATTGTTCTTCAAGAAATGGAGTGTTGTGTGGTCTAGGTCTGACGACAAGTGTTGGAAAAGCCTCACCTTCGTCATTTCTCACTTCTTCCACAAAAATTTCATTCACAATAGTATTACAAGAACGATTTAAATATTCCCAAAGACTCTCACTATTGCCGAGTCCAATCAT